AAACAGCGTAGTGTAGAAGATATGATACACAAGTAGTAGACTTACCTGTTTGGCGAGGCATCTTGCATATATTAAATCTGTTCTCATGGAAGTTACGTATCAGTTTTTCTTGAAACTCATACATGTTGAACGGGACAAGTCCCTCATCAAGAGAAACGATTTTAATATATCGTCTCGCAAAATATACTGGATCTTCTTTACAACGGACAAATTCAAGAATCTGATCCTTAGTCCAGGATATAGATTGATTTGCCTTTTTTAGATTAGGATTACCAAGATACTGATCACTCATACAAAATCAAATCAACACTTCCAACGTTTACGGGCTTTACAAATTGCTTTATCTGGAGTTTTCGTACAATCAATATTGTGCATCTTCTTTTGACCTTCAGAGCGAGAACAATAACTTGATCTCCTCTTAGCGTCCTTACTTCCTTTCTTAGGATTACCTGTTACAGCAGTCTTCAGTTTAGAACCTGGATTTTCACGACGATAAGCATTTACTGCTTTCTGACTCATGCCATCAGTCTTATCGGACTTGTTGACTTTCTGCCAGTCTTCACCAAACATCTTTGGTCCTTTTGACTTCTTCTCAGCAGCCGCCTTTTCTCCAGGATTTGAAGTATTTCTAGCTAAGTTGCCAATCTTCGCATCCCTTTGGGCGGCTCTATGCTTTTTTGTGTCAATCTCATAAGATTCTTTCTTGACACAGTTTGGATATCTCTTACCAAACATTGTCTTCATTCCTTTCTTCTCATATCCTTTCCAGCACTTTTCGTGGAACTGTTGGAAAGTGATGCCTTCTTTTGCTTGTGGTTCAAAACTTTCTTTCTTAGTTTTGTTTCCCCAGTTAGCAGCACCGACTTTACGACACTTGACCAAAGCACCTGAGGCGTAAGCAGAAGGCCATACAGAATAACGAGATTTAACCTTATGGTAACAAGCGTCCTTTTCACCCTTCCCCTCTTTCATTGACTCACGCTTTGCTTTTGCCTTCGCTAAAAGTCTTTCTCTCGCTGCATCTTGTTCCTTTTTAGGAATTGCAGTTACAGCATCTAATTTTTCTGCAGGTTTTCCTGCTACATATGATTCTGTCTTCACGTTGATTGCCTTCCCCTTTCTATCTGGATTTGGATCTTGACGTTGCTTACGACGAAATGCTGCTTGCTCTTCGTCCTTATCAAGATTTCTCTTCATTTTTGAAGATCCGCACTTTGGTTTAGTGGTCTGTCCAGGTTGTCTGGCGCAGGGTTTACCTGCGTATTTGCCACCCAACTGAACCCAACCAGGCTTGCCATCAGAAGACCGACTCTTGCCAAACCAGTCACGCAAAGAACTATCACCACTTTTCGATTCATTCATCTTAGATACTAAGAATCCTCATTATTATTTAGGAACCCCTGTTTTAATAATTTAGACAGTTCAGATGTAGACCCTACAAACAATGCATTGTTAGTAACATTATTATTTGTAGTCTTAGTGGATTCATCCTCCAAGTCTTTTACTTTCTTCTGTAAGTCTGCTAACTTATCAGTTGTATCAGCAACACTCTTGATTAACTGACCAGCAACTTCATATGCTCTGGGACTTGCGCTTTCGCCTGCAAGTTCCATGATACCATTGATTGCTTCTTGACCCTTTTCGATTAATGAATAAAGATTTGCTCTAGTATACTCATAATCTTTTTTAATATCATCGACTTGTGGTTTTTCCTTTTTAATAGGTGCCTTTTCGACTTCCACAATATCACTAGAGATATTCAAAGCTTCATCAATAGGGTCAAAATTGGACATTACTTAAGATCTTCCTGTCTTGTGGGACTATAAGTAGAAGAATCACTGAAGAAAGAAGTAGTCTCAGAGAATCCAAAATCATCTTCTGGTCCAGCAGTGATTGGGTCTGGAGTAACGGTATATCTTACTTCGCGCTTCGCAGTCTGAGTATTTGTATCTGCATAAGTATCGACTTGAACCTTCTTGATAAGACCTTCTGAAGATTCTGCAACAGGACCAAACAAATAAGTTTTTGCTGTGAACTGTAAAGTATATATTAAGGCACGGCGTGCGGAGAAATCTCCTTCATAATCATCTTGGAAAGAAATACTATCTAATACAACAGGAATATCTTTCTTTTCGTTGATTGCATCTACCAGATCAACAGTCAAATTAAATGATGGTTGGAAATATGGTAGAATCTGTTCAATAATCTGAAGTGAATCATCATTTAACTTTGTCAGAATATTGAGTTCAAATCCAATATTATATGGGACGGGCATGAAGACTTTTTTCATTTTACCGTCTTTACCAACTGCTTTAAAGGTCTGAGTAATACCAGTCTTTCTAGTTGGATCATATGTGATTGAGTTCATCTCAAACGACATTCTTGGCAGTGTAATCTGAACTGCTTTATTTAAGTCAGCCTGCTGTTCTAATCTTGCAAGAAACTTTTGTACAGGACCATATGCCAGAGGAACTTTCATCTGACTTATACTTTGCCCATCTTTATTATTATGCCTGATATTAATATCATTAAAGACTGTACCAAACGAAATGATTGTACGTCTGATAATTTCGTGGTAATAGTATGTTCCTAACATTAGTATGAACCGAATGGATTAGATTGTGTGAAATCAAGAATTAAATCTGCTTCTGTCTCTATTTCATCATTAGAGGCATATTCATCATATATATCATCTTTATTAAAGGATTCGACTGAATATACTGTTGATGATGCAGCACCTGTAACAATTTCTCCAGGAATAAATCCTTTTGCAGTTGTTCCAATACCAACATTTGATACCTTGAGTATCTTAGTATCAAAATCCCAATCTTTGACTCTACCTTGCGTTCCGCTGATAGAACCATTGACCAGTTCATTGAAGTTGTAATTGCCAGTTGTACTGATAAATGGTGGATTAGCAATATTTACAGTAACAATTCCAACCATTCCAGATCCAGGATCTGTTATTCTAATCGAATCTACCGCAAGACCAACTTGATTACTTTCTTTCATAACAGCAGAAGCAGTTGGTGTAGAAACTGTTTGACCCTCTGCAGCAGTTGTTGTAAAAGTAATTGCTGGAGATTCTGTATATCCTCTTCCTTCCAATGATACACTTATCGCAGTTACGCCGTTCAGACCTGTTTCTACGCTACATGTAGCAGCGGCGCCTGTTCCACCGCCACCAGATATTGTAATAGTGGGTGCTTCTGTATAACCATTACCAGCATTTGTGAGTACAATACTCTCAATAGAATATACACCAGCTCTCTCAGTTGTCAAAGCAACTGCAGTGGCATCTACCCCACCTCCACCAGCACCGCTGAAGGTAACTGTTGGTGTGGATGTATATCCAGATCCATCATCATTTAAAAATATTTGTCTTACATATCCGGTGTTTATTTGTGCTGTTGCTGTTGCTGTAACTCCAGCACCAACCAATTGTAATGTGGTAATATATCCTTCTTCCTGTACCTGAGTATCTACTTCTTCGATACCAGTGTCAATTACTTCGTCTTCATATTCGAAGAGTTCGCACTGAATTTCATAAACATAAGTTTTACCTAACTGGTAAAATGGTTTCTCATGCTCAACAAATTTGATTTCAAATAATCTTTGTCCTAATGGGAAATATACTAAATCACCCTCTCTTGGTCTTGTCGCTAACTCAATGTCATCATCAGCATCTAAAAATGGAGATATAAAATCCTCAAATCTTTCTTTCGAGATCGTTAAAACAACCTCATCCCTCAAACTGACACCAAACTTTGTAAGAACATCTCCAGCACCAGAATATCCTTCGTAAGTATTGACATATGCCTCCAAGGCAAAGTTATCATCAAATTTTGATGACTGTACTTCTTCAATAATGGTTTGCTTTCTTACATATTTTCTTGGAATATATGTAACTTCGACACCATAAATTGTCAGTTGCTCATTAATGAGATCTTGTATCAATCTTTGCTCAGATTGTGCTCCCTGAAGGAAAAAAGGATTAAGTGCCATTATCCAATAAAGTCGAGGGGTGGTAATTCATAGTCCATACTCATCTTGGATTTTATTTCATCCAACTCTTTCTCTGCATCTTCATACAATTCTCTACCATTTAACTCAATACCACCTGGCAGTTTGACACCTCTAAATTTTATAAGATTCTGTCCCCATTGTCTTTTGATTAATGCAGTAAGATATCTCTTCACAAAAGAATCATTATAAATTTTTGAGAAATTATCTGGATCTAATGCTCTAAAACAATCGATGACTAAAAAGTCTCCTGCACTCAAACTACCCCAATCAGTATCAATATATAATCTATCTTGATTTTTTGTAAATCTAACCTGCTTGTCGGTGGTCAAAAGCATATCTATATCAGATAGATATGACTTCACCATAGAATATTGTAGTAAATCGATCGAGTCAAAACGATAAAGATCATTTAAAAATAATTGATATTTGATGCTAAACATACTACCAGATATCTCACTGGTATTAAATTTAAAAACTTTTTCTATTCCAATTACAGAATCTGGTACCTGAATGAAATTAGAATTTTCATAAAATGTTGATGTAAATGAACCTGCTCCACTATCAGTAGATGTTGCTGTTGTAGTTACAACACCGACTCCTCCAACACTATCAACTGTGGTTGTTCCACTGGTTAATCCACGAGCCCTATCAATATCTGCTTGAGAAACTTGATATTTAAGGTACATTCTCTCAACACCGTCAAAATGACGTTCATTGAAGAATTGAATAGTATCATCAACTAAATCATCAATTTGATCATCATCAACATTAATCTCCAATACAGGAGCACCCAATCGTCTCAAACAATAGTCTATTAATCCTTGTCTTGTTGTTGGTTTTGCCATTTTTACCTATTCATAAGTAGATTGGGTTTTTTCTTTCAGTTCCAGATAATCTTGTGTCACCGTTTGTAATTTTGCTTCTAATAATATAACTTGATTTGATAATTGCGATACTTTTTGATTATATAGACTAATCAATGCATTCACATCAACTTCTTCATTCATCAATAAGATCCTCCGTCTAAAATATCAGTCCATGTTGGAACATTTGAGGCATCAGTTGTCATGACAAAATTTGATGTACTGATTCCAGATCCAGGAGAAACTGTAGATGTCTGCAATCCATCAACATCAAAGTAGACCATACCATTTAAGTTATAGTCACCAGTTTGATAGTAAATTCCTTTAATATCTAGGAAACCTATAGTACCAGTTACAACATCATTTGTGATAGTTGCTTCTGGAATGTATGTCCAGGATCTT